GATAACTATGGTCAAGACCTTGTAATTGCACCTCGTGGCGGTAGCGTTTTCTATTGGGTTGCTGCTACTGGTCTAGCTACTCGTGCTCAATATTTAAGCACCTTATCTACTGCAGCTGGATTTAACGGGGGGTATGTTCCTACTTCTACCTATCAAGTAGTTGCGTCTGCTATTCAGCGTTTTGTTATCTGTATGGGCGCTAATTCGTATGATTCAAATACAACAGCTACTACTTTTGACCCTATGCTGGTACGTTGGTCGGATCAAGAAAACCCTTACGAATGGGTTCCAGACGTAACAAATCAAGCTGGTGAGTTCCGTTTGTCCAATGGTTCTTACATCATGCAAGCTAGGGCTACTCGCCAAGAAATCTTGGTTTGGACTGATTCTGCGTTGTATTCAATGCAGTATCTAGGGCCTCCTTATGTTTGGGGCTTTAATATCCTGATGGATAACATATCTGTTATATCTCCTAACTCCATGATTACGGTTAACAACGTAACTTATTGGATGGGTGTAGATAAGTTTTATATGTATTCTGGACGAGTAGAAACCCTACCTTGCTCATTACGTCAATACATTTTTAACGACATCAATAAAGATCAAGCGTATCAAATATTCTGCGGTGGTAATGAGGGCTATAACGAAGTCTGGTGGTTCTATTGCTCAACAAACTCTAATACAGTAGATAAATATGTTATTTACAACTATCTTGATCGGGTCTGGTATTACGGCACCATGGCAAGAACTGCTTGGCTAGATTCTGGCATCCGCCCATACCCTATGGCAGCAGATTACAATTCTCGCATGTTGTACCAGGAATCAGCAGTTGATGATGTGTCTGGCGTAACACCAGTGCCATTTACTGCATATGTCCAGTCTTCTGACTTTGACATTGGAGATGGCCATAACTTTGGGTTTGTATGGCGTATTCTGCCTGACGTTAACTTTAACGGCTCAAACGTAAATAATCCTCAAGTAACTATGACGATTAAACCCCGTAGAAACTCAGGTACGCCCTATGGAACTGCAGATAGTCCAGATGTAATCAGTGCTGATAATTATGGTTCTTCTTCTGTATATAACGTTCAAGAGTTTACTGGACAGGTTTATACCCGACTTCGTGGTCGCCAGTTGGCGTTCCGTATTGAATCAACTACTTTAGGCGTATCTTGGCAGTTGGGTAGCCCCCGTATCGATATTCGCCCAGACGGACGTAGATAATGGCTGTTAATTTACGCCCCTCTAAATCCCCAAATATTCCAATTGCTCCAGTCGATTATGACCAGCGCTATATTGACCAGCTTACTAATGCCCTGCGCCTTTACTTTACCCAAATAGATAACTTTACTGGATTTATAGCCCAGCCAATATCAGGAACAGGTGCAGAGCGCCCAGCAGTCCAGCTCCATATTGGGCAGATGTTTTTTGATACTACAATTAACAGACCTATCTGGTGGAATGGAACCAACTGGATAAAAGCTGATGGAACAATCGTTTAAATGCTAAAATCCAACATAATCAACCTTGTGAGGAATACATGGGATTCTTTGACAGCTTAGTTCCTACCGAACAATATCAAGCCCAGACGTTGGCTAAACAGTCTGGTGGACAGGGTACGCCTATTCCACAAACTGTTGCGCCAATACAACAGCATAATATGGCTCCTGCAGGATTGCCAGGGATGCAGCCTCAAGGCTTTGCCAAAGGCGGTTTAGCCGCTGCAAATGAGCAAATTCAAAAAACTCAAATTTTAAAAGTTTTTGAGCATTACTTTAGAAATTTGGGAGTTGATGTTGACCAAGGTATGAAAAACCTACAGAAAGAAATTTCACAAGGATTAGAACTAATTCCATTTGAAAGCTCTGTTATGGGATACAAACCTTTAGGAACTGGGATTGCACAAATTCATTTCTTTACCGTTGGGACAATGAAAGATTTAGTAGATGACATGCAATATTTCTTCAAATATCTCAAAGATCAAGGTGTTAGAACTGTTTATGACACACTCCCAGCACCAATTACAACGCAGATGTTAGTTAAGATGGGTGCAAAAGTAGAAGAATCAGACAATCCTAAATACAAACTTAAAGCCACAATATGACAGATCTAGCTGTTAAACAAGACTTAGACAGCCTTTTATCGCAAAAGGTTGAAGTCTTGCTTTCTCAGGTAGAAAAAATGCCACAGGTAGATTGCCAGACAAAACATTACTTTGGCCCTAGTATTTATATTAGAGAAGTAACTATGCCAGCTGGTGCAGTAGTTATTGGCAAGCCACATAGAAAAGAACATATGTGCGTTATGTTGCAGGGCAGAATGATTATTGTTGATGCTGATGGAAATAAAAAAGAACTTGTAGCTCCGATGACTTTTGTTGGCGGTGCTGGTCGTAAAGTAGCTTACATTCTAGAAACAACAGTTTTTCAGAATATCCTAGCTACTGATGAAACAGATATAGAAGTATTGGAAAATATGCTAGTTGATAATACCCAGCCTATGCTGGAAGGAGAATAATATGGCAGTTGTTGCTTCCGCTACAGGCGCAGCAGTATTTGGATTAACCGCTGGCTCTGTTGCAGCTGGACTTGCTGGTGGCGCTCTTCTTGGTGCTGGCATTGGCGGTTTGTATAGCGCTTTTACTGGAGATGGCGATATTCTTAACAGTATGTTAACTGGTGGTCTTCTTGGTGCTGGAGCTGGTGGATTAGGAGCTGCCTATGCTGGTCCAGCCGCTGCTGCTGAGGCTGCTACCGCAGCTGGAGCTACTGGTGCAGGAACTGTTGGGCCTGCTGCAACAACTGTTAACACAATGACTGCAGCTCAAGCTGCTGCAGCAACTCCTGCACAATTAAATGCTTTAGCAGCAAGCCAAGGAGTTCTTGCTGAAGGTGCAGCTACACTTCCAGGTCTTGGAATGACTGTAGCTCCAGAAGTAGTTACTCCAGCCATGATTGAAGCAGGAAAAGCTGGAGTTCAAGCTGCAGCTGGTCCAAGCGCAATGAAAATGCTTGGTTATGGTTTAGCTGGTACAACCGCTATGCAATTATTAGGCGGAAAAGGAAAAGGAGCTAATGCTCCAGCATCAGCAACTGATCCTGGCAACATTCGTCCTTACACATTTTCACCAAATCAAATGGCAGCTGGAGACTTCCCTTCTCCATACGCTAAATCATCTTATGACGCAGCTGGTATGCCCATTATGGATACTAGAGAACGAAACTACTTTGACCAACAATACACAGCTCAAACTCCATACTCAGCTCGTGCTGGCACTGTAAATCCAAACGTTCCAGTAGCTGCTGCAGCTGGTGGATTAATGGCTATAGGTGGTCCAGTTGAAAGAATGACCCAGAATATGATGGGTGGTCAAGGCAATATGTATCCACTAAGTCAGCAAGATCATACTAACTTTGCTACTCCAACTCAGATGCCAGCTTCTGCAGAAGTTATTCGCTCTGATTATGACGCTAAAACACAGCCATATACAGGCGTAATGATGGCTAGTGGCGGTATTGCTAGATTTGCTGACAAAGGAATGGTTGATGAGGAAGAAGAATTAAGAAAAATTGTTAAAAAAAATCTACAAAAATTAAGTCCAGAGCAAATGCAAAATGTTATGGGTTCTATAGACGAACAACAATTTTTGCGTAAAAACATGCCAAACTACGCAGAATCAATGAGACCATCTATATCTAGCATGGTTGAAGGCGCTCAATATGGCGACAGAATGGCACAGTCTTATGGTGGACAACCTAGAGATGTTAACGTAATGCCACGTATTCAAGACCTTAATAACTATGGTGGAATAGCTTCTATTGGACAACAAGTAGATCCAAATACCAGAGTCAATATGATGGCTGATCTACAACGCACTCCTTATGATAAGAACGCTTTAGAGTCAGTCCGTAGAGTTGGAGCTGGTATAGACCGCAAGATTGGTAAGGACGCTAATCTATCAGCTTACTATGAACAAGACCCAATGGGACGTAATAAAGCTGGTGGATTGCGCTATACCCAAAACTTTGCTATGGGCGGTGCAGCTGACTTAGGTGATTACTCAGATGGTGGTCGCTTGCTTAAAGGTCCAGGCGATGGCGTATCTGATGATATTCCAGCTACGATTGCAGGAAAGCAACCAGCCCGTCTTGCGGATGGCGAATTTGTCATACCAGCTCGAATTGTGTCAGA